TGTACTCATTAAACGCACAGACGATGTTGGTGGCTGGTATACCTACGACACTGCACGGGGCATGGTTACGGGTACTGACCCCTACTTGTTCTTGAACAGCGCAGACGCTGAAGTTAATGCAAATTACGTCTTCACATCGTCCACCGGGTTCACAATCCAAGCTGCTGCACCTGCGGAGATAAACGCATCGGGCGGTTCTTACATATTTTTAGCAATTGCTTAAAGGAGCATCACATGGAAATTCGTTCACGCACAACAGGTCAGACAATGCTTGGCGAGGAGTTCAGCCGGACTCTTTGCTCTCTACCCATCACCACTGAGTTGCTGGGTCAGTATGGGTTCGACCCCATCTTGGAAGGCCCATCGGCCACAACAACACCTCCCTACCAGTTCAGCCAACGCGCTGGTATCGAGAACGTAGACGGCGTGTGGTACACCAAGTACATTGCTGGCCCAGTGTTCACAGACCGTGCAGCCACAGAGACTGAAGCAGCCCAAACCGCTGCTGAACAGGAAGCTGCTTACAAGGCCATGAAGGACGCTGAACACGCTACGTCAGTACGCACAGACCGTACAAAGCGTTTGGCCGACTCTGACTGGACTCAGATTGCTGACTCTCCAGCAGACAAAGCAGTGTGGGCCACCTACCGTCAAGCCCTGCGCGATGTGACTGCACAAGCTGGATTCCCTTGGACAATCACTTGGCCTACTCAGCCTTAAACCATGGCAGACCTCACGGGACTCGGCGCAGTATCAGACCTAGTTGGTACTGTCGTCAACAAAATCTGGCCGGATAAATCCGAGGCAGAGAAGCAGCAGCTTGCTGCTGCGGTTATGGTTGTCCAAGGTCAGCTCGACATCAACAAGGTTGAAGCAGCCAATCCGGCTGTTTTTGTGTCCGGCTGGCGCCCTTTTATCGGGTGGGTCTGCGGCGCGGCATGTGCGTGGAACTGGATTGGTCTGCCAATTGCCAAAATGGGCCTAACCCTGTGGGGCCACTCGTTTGACTTAGCCGCTGCCGATTTGACTGAGATGCTGCCCGTCCTGCTGGGTATGCTTGGCCTCGGTGGCCTGCGCACAATCGAGAAAATCAAAGGCGTTGCCGCAGTATGAGAGCCAACTTTGCCGAAGCCCTGCAAGCCCTGCTGAAACACGAAGGCGGCTACGTAAATCACAAACTCGACCCCGGCGGTATGACCAATTTGGGCGTTACCAAGGCTGTCTGGGAAGAGTGGGTCGGCCATCCAGTGACCGAGAAGGCTATGCGTGACCTCAAACCCGAAGATGTAGCTGCGCTATACAAGCGCAAGTACTGGGATAAGGTGCAGGGAGACCTCCTGCCGGACGGTGTGGACCTCGTAGTTTTCGATGCGGCGGTTAACTCAGGCCCCGGACGGGCAGCAAAATGGCTTCAGGAGATGGTGGGCGCTAAGGCAGACGGGTTCATTGGCCCTCAGACCTTAACTACCGTTGGACAAATCGACCCTAAAAAGCTAGTGAACGACTACAATGCCCATAGGTTAGCATTCCTTAGAGGACTGCCGACATTCCCTACATTCGGTAAGGGCTGGTCCAACCGGGTAGCCACTGTGACGACCGAAGCGCTTGCCATGACCGCATGAGGTGAACCGTGCCCCTACAGAAAATACAGTTAAAGCCCGGAGTCAACCGCGAAAATACCCGCTACACGACCGAAGGCGGCTGGTACGAGTCCGATAAAGTTCGATTCCGCCAAGGCACGCCCGAGAAAATCGGTGGATGGTTGCGCATCTCTGCCAATACATTTTTAGGCGTCTGCCGTTCGCTGTGGAATTGGGTCACGCTAGATAGCATTAATCTTACCGGCGTTGGCACAAACCTGAAGTTTTACCTTGAGCGCGGTGGTGCATACACGGACATCACCCCACTGCGTACGTACGACTACTCAACATCGCTGACAAACCCATTTACGACATCACTGGCCTCTGCGCTTATTCAGGTTACTGACGCCGCGCACGGTGCGCAGGCTGGGGACTTGGTTACGTTCTCGGGCGCTACGGCAACGGGCGGGGTACCGGACACAGAGCTGAACAAGCAGCACACCATAGTAGCGCCGGTCACTGCCAATACGTACTATGTCCTAGTTACCACCCCTGCTAGCTCCGCAGTTACTGGCGGCGGTACGGTTGCGGCTGCGTACATTATTGACGCGGTGACGCTGCTGTCGAACCCATTTGCTACGGTTAACGGGTCCACAACTATCACGGTGACAGACGCAAACGGCGGGTTTTCCGTAAACGACTTCGTTACATTCAGCGGCTCCGCTGCGGTCAACGGGGTGCCTGCTGCGGATATCAACAAAGAACAGCAAATTACACGGGTAGTTACGGCAGCCACGTATGAGATTGTTGTAGCTACAGCCGCTACATCCACAGGTTCTGGCGGTGGTGCCGTAGTGCTTGCGGCATATCAAATTAATACCGGTTCGGCCTATCAAGTGCCGTCTACGGGGTGGGGTTCAGGCCCTTGGGGCTACGGTGTGTGGGGTTCAGGCGCTACCAGTACCTCGGAATTACGCTTATGGAGTCAAGTAAACTTCGGCGAAAATCTGGTGTTTGGCCCTAGGTACGGCGGCATTTACTACTGGGAGGCATCTACTGGCGTAAACGCTCGGGGCGTTAATGTTAATTCGCTTCCCGGGGCGTCTAACGTGCCGATAGTGCAGCAAGTGCTACTGATCTCCGATGCATCCCGTTTTGTAATGGCTTTTGGCACCAACGCCATAGGTTCAACCGTACTCGACCCGATGCTAATCCGGTGGTCAGACCAAGAAAGCGTCACAGAGTGGACCCCAGCAGTAACTAATCAGGCGGGCGATCTGCGCTTATCTCACGGTTCTGAGATTTCCAGCGTGTTGCAGGTACGCCAAGAGGTTTTGGTGTGGACAGACCAGTCCCTGTATTCCATGCAGTATCTCGGAGCGCCGTATGTCTGGGGCAGCCAATTGATGGCGGATAATATCTCTATCATGGGTCCAAACGCGGTAGTGGTGGCTTCTGGCGTATCGTACTGGATGGGCGTAGACAAGTTTTACAAGTACAGCGGTAATGCCCAGACCATGCGCTGCGATCTGCGCCAATACATATTTAGCGATTTCAACTACAGCCAACGGTACCAAGTTATTGCCGGTACTAATGAAGGCTTCAACGAAGTCTGGTGGTTCTACTGTTCCAGCAGTTCATTTGTCAATGACCGCTATGTGGTCTATAACTACTTGGAAGATACGTGGTACTACGGCAACATGGGCCGCACAGCGTGGCTGGACAGCGGTTTGAACCAGTACCCGGTTGCGGCTACGTATGCCAATAATCTGGTCTGCCATGATGACTCCTTATGCGGGAAGGTGTTTAGCAGCACGACTGTTGACGGCTACTTTGTTTTTGCCAGTAGTCTTAGCGCGACCGGCCTGAATTCGCTCCATCATCTTGTAGAGCTGGCGTGCCCCTGCTTCTGTCGAGCCGTTGCCCAGTTCAGAAACAATGCGGGCCGGAACCACGAACTCACCATCTGCCAGTCGGGCAGGCTGCATGTCACGACCAATGTGCGCAGGGATGTCATCCGACACGCCATCACCGGGGCCACGGAGCAGTCGGCCACCATCAGAGTAGCTGCCCAGACCGGACATACCGCCTTGAGCCAGCGCAGTAATACCGCCAAGAGCGTAGTGACCAACCATACCACCGCGAGCACGAGGGCCACCACTGTCACCGGGTCCACCCCCACTGCCGTCAGCGCCGCCGCCGCCGCCATTACCGTCACCAGACATGCCGCCGTAGCCCCCACCTTCAATGCCAAATCCCATACTACTGTCCGCAGAAGGACCTGATGTAGCGCCGCCGCCTTCTCGACCGTAACCGCCGTAACCACCGTAACCACCACTTGTTGGAGACGACAGGGATGTCGCCACATCTCGGGCTGCTTGGTCTGCTTGGGCTTGGGCTCCTACTTGGGCTGCTGCCTCTCTAGCAGCTTGAGACTGCGCTGCTGCATTTGCTTGGGCTGCTGATACGGCTGCGGCATCAATTTGGGCTTGTGCATTTGCTTGGGACTGTGCTGTTGCAGTTGGGGAAGCAAGTGATGTCGCCGCATCTCTGGCTGCTTGTGCTGCTGCTGTTTGAGCGTCTATTTGGGATTGCATCTGCTCCGCTGCTTGCCTCTGCGCGGCTGCATTAGCTTGGGCTGCTTCTACGGCTGCGGCATCTCGTGCTGCTTGCATAGCGGCTTGGGCTTGTTGTGGGTCAATGGCCATTGGGTTAGCAGCGATCATCGCTCCGGCTGGGCTTGTCCTAGCGCCATCTACCCCATACCCGCCGCCAAACGCATTGGGGTTCCTATCTGCTTCGGCCTGTGCTGTGCTTTTTGCCAAGGCAAGTGCTGCCAATTCATCTAATTTGGCTTGAGTACTAAACGGCACCAAGCTAAGCGCTTTTGCGTGCAAGTCGGCCCAGTTGGGGTTCTCGCCCCAGAAAGCTGCTTTTTCTCCGACAGTTTTGGTATCCCAACCGTCCTTCTGGACTTTATCGCTACCGCCACCATCTTCGATCACAGATTTAATAGAAGGCGCTAAAACAGCTTTTTCGATCAGCTTGTCAATGTCTTTTTTCTCTTCCACTGGCGGTGTGATTGGCTTAAGCGGAGAGCCCCCAAGCAGCGGATTTGCTCCGGTGCCCATCAAGTAGTTGTACGCCGCTAGCGAATCGCCCGTCAAAGCAGGCGTTTGTGTAGTCGTGCTGGGTTTTTTCAAAGTGGTGCCGCCCGTTTTAAAATGCT